CAAACAATGGAAATATAATAACTGGGAATGTTGGCAGGATCACACAAAATAATTATATCGGCGATGTTATACCCCTGGTGGGAATCACTGCTTTTGATATTAGGTGGGAATTCCAAGGTAACAGCGTAATACCAGATACAAGACCTGATGATTTAGTATCAATTATAGCCAATACAGCGCAGACAGTGATTGCAGCATCTAGCACAGATGGAACTAACGCGGTAAAAATGAATGGAGTCTTTACCATTGGCGGTGAGAGTCACTTTCAAGCAGATACCACAGGAAGAATCACGTATATAGGCGAAAGACCATTTACTACGCCAATTGATGCGGTTATGAATGTAATTATGGCGAGTGGTAGCGCAAAATCAGTAGCAGCCTATATTTGTATTTCAGGCACGATTATTAGAGCATCAGAAGGTAAGGCGGCTATCTCAGCAAGCGCAAGTATTAGCGCCGTATGTCAATGGCAGCACACTTTTGTAACTGGTGATTATGTAGAGTTATTTCTAGAGAACCAAAGCGATACTACAAACATCATCGGTATATCTGGCTCTTTGAGGGTTAACTAGTGCCTAAAATAACGCTACCAATTGCGAACGGGTTTTATCTATCTGATTCTTTGCCTATCAGCGCTCAAGAGTGCGTAAACTGGTATCCAAACATACCACAGGTGCAAGGCGCATTGTCAGACGCAACTTTAACGGGTTGCCCTGGTGTTAGTCAGATATTAACAACTGGTGAAATTAATCAGGTTAATCGCGGTGCGCATGTAAAAGACGGTAAACCTTATGAATTGAACGGTGAAACGTTAATCAGAATTGATAGCTCGTTTGATACTAACGGAGTTGAAATATTCACGCCGGTAACTATCGGAACAATACCAGGCGAAGGCCGCGTTTCAATGGCTGATAACGGAACGCAATTAATAGTGCTTATCCCTGGTGGTAGCGCTTACATTATTGATGAAACTAGCGGAACACCATTCCAGCCAATTGTAGATGCAGGATTTACCGCTAACGGTGCGCCTCAAATAGTCGTTTTTATTGATAGCTTTTTTGTATGTAGCACTGATTCTAAAAAATATATCTGGTCATCATCTAATGATGGTAATAGCTGGAACTCATTAGATCGGAATAGCGCAGAGTCAGATCCTGATAAAATCAACTCATTGCATGTACACAATAATAAACTTTATGTAGGCGGTTCTGAAACGATAGAAGAACATCAGAACACAGGCGCAGGCAGTCAGTTCCAGCGTACAGGATTTTTCATTGATAAAGGTGTATTTGCGCCATTCTCAATGATTTCGTCTAACAATACATTTATGTGGATAGGGGGCGGCACAAATGAGAGTCCTGCTATATGGGCTTTAGCTGGTAATTCAGCGCAGAAGATTTCAACGACTGCTATTGACGCAGCCTTGCAAGACTTCACACAAGCAGAAATAGAACAGGCTTTTGCTTATTCATACGCTCAAAACGGCGCTTATTTTGTTGGCTTTTCATTACCGACGAGAACATTTGAATACAACACAATCACAAGCAGATGGAATGAACGCAAGTCTAAGATTGTTACCGATAGAGGATTGACTGAAGTTATCCGGTGGCGGGTTAATTCAGTTGTTACAGCTTACAACCGAGTGTTGTGTGGTGATTCTCAAGATGGGCGCATAGGTTCGATTGAAGTTGATACCTATACAGAATATGAAAACGAAATTATAAGGGTAGTAGCTACACAGCCATTCTCTAATTTAGGCAACGCGCTAACAGTTACAGAATTAGAAGCAACGTTTGAATCTGGTGTAGGTGATCTAGTTATTACAAACCCACAAATCAGATTAAGTACTTCGCCTGATGGCAGATCATACAATGACGAATTGAGTAGATCAGTCGGTAAGATTGGCGAATACTTCAAGCGAGTAATATGGAATAAGTTAGGTAGATTCCCAAGGTTTGCTGTATTTAAGTTTGAAATGAGCGACCCAGTGAAGCCATCATTCATTAAACTTGAAGCTAGCATAAGGAGCGGTAAACGTGGCAATTAGAACGATACAGCCAAGCAGTGATAGGCCGCTACTTAAGGAAAATGGTTCTCCAGATGTCCAGTTTAATTCATGGCTGAAAATCATAACCGATAGAGATTTAATAGTCGGCACTGGTTCACCAGAATCTGTAGTTGAAGCGAATCAAGGAACAACTTATATGGATGATGCAGGCACAACAGGAACTATTTTATACATTAAGCGTGATACTGATATTGCAGGCGATACTACGCAAGGGTGGATTTTAGTATGAATGCAGCATTGAAGATAATTGATGATATTTGTGTAGGCGGTAAAAAGCCAAACAGGGAGAATATTCTAGCGTTTGAAGAAATAGCTAAAACAATGCCACAAATTGAAATACCTGTTAAGCATCACATTCACGGCGGTATGTATGGTCGCGAAATTACTATTCCTAAAGACACCATATTAACGGGGCAGATTTATAAGTTTGATCACTTTGACGTAATGATTAGCGGTGATGTAACAGTATCGACAGATACAGGAGAAACTAAGCGCTTGAGCGGCTATAACTGCCTCAAAGGTATGTCAGGCAAGAAGCGTGCAGGGTATACGCATGAGGACACTGTATGGATTACATTTCATCCTTACACGGGCGCTAATGGTGATGATATTCAAGACTTCATAACAGCGAAAACGTTTGAAGAGTTAGAATTATTTAACACTGTTACAAATCGCGCTGATTATAAATCTATGATTGATTCAATACAGATGACAGAAGAAGAGGTTAGGGCGCAGGTTGAAAACACTAACGACATTACTGAAATGCCACAAAGTTATGAGCATGTTTATATTGCTGAATCAAGCTTAGAGGGTAAAGGGCTATTTAGTAAAGATAAAATAGTGGCAGGCAGTGTTATTTGCCCTTCTCGAATAAACGGAAATAGAACAATAGCAGGGCGCTATACAAACCACGCTTTGTTATGCAATGCCGAAATGGTTTTTATTGGCGAGGATATAGGGCTGAAAGCATTAAAAGATATTGAAACGGGCGAAGAGATAACAGTCAATTATAGAAATGTAATCAATCATAGAAACATCAAGGGCGATTTATTATGTCAGGAGTAGCAACAGCAATAGGCGGCGCTGCAATAGTTGGCGCAATTGCCAGTGATAGAGCTTCAGATAAAGCAGCAGACGCATCAGCGAGCGCGTCAAGGGCAGCATCAGCGGAAACAAGACGGGCAGCAGATGAAGCAAGAGGGGATATTAATAGGATATTTCCTAGTGCTCAGCGAACAGGCCAAGAAGGTTTCCAGAGCGCTTTAGATGTCTTTGGGCAATCTTTGCCAGCACAAACAGACGCATTCACTCAGGGTAACGTAGGAGCGCAACAGGCTATACTTTCAGGATTGCCACAAATACAAAACGCTTTGTTAGGTGGGAATGTTGATTTTAGTCAGCTCCAGCCATTTGAATCACAGTCACCAGATTTAGGTTTCTTTCAGCAGACTTTGCCACAGCTTAGACCCAGACGGTTATTTGAAAATAAGCTAGATGCTCAAGGTATTGGGGGAGGTACAAGACAGTATCTTCTAGATCAATTTGATCAGTCTTTTGATACGCCACAATCACCAGCATTTCAGCAGCAGTTACCAGAAGTAAACTTTAACCAGACTTTGCCATCAATAGCGCCGGTAGCCGCGCCATCATCAGAATCAACTGTATCGGCAAAAAATGCGGCAATAAAAGCAGCTGAAGACAGAGTATATAGAGCTACAGGAGCTTTTAGTAAGGCTAGATATAAGAATGATGGGCGTGCTGGGCCACGAATGAATTTTGAGCATGCTGAAAAAGCATTGAAAAAAGCTCAGTTAGAACTCAACAAGCTAAGAAGGTAAATAAATTATGGCATTACCACAAAATCAATTTTCACCCCAAGCACCATTCCAACAGCTTGGAGGAGCAGCACCACAACCACAGTTTGGCTTAGCTGGAGCGGAACAAGCTTTAAGGCAAGGCGCTCAAGGGGGGATTAATGCTATAGGCCAAGGCCAATTGCAGTCTATGAACACTTTGCAGTTTGGCAATGACTTAGCTCAAAACCAGTTGCAGCAAGGACAAAATGTATTAGGCGGTAATTTTAACGCACAAGCTCAGCAAGTAAACCAAAACACAGGACAGCCATTTTTTAACCAAGCGGCTCAAGGTGTTGGTAATTTTGCGGGCGCAGGTTTGCAGGCTCAAGGTTTGCAATCTGCTTTAAGTGGTGCGCAAGGTCAGCAAGCATTTGACAATGCTTTGATTAACTCACCTGTTCAGCAGTTCCTTAGAGATCAAGGCGAACAGTCGATTATCAATCAAGCAACCGCGACAGGTGGGCTAGGTGGTGGAGAAGTACAACGCGATTTAGCAAGGTTTGGACAAGGCTTAGCGGGTCAGCAACTACAGCAACAGGTTCAAAACTTAGGTGCTTTAAGTGGTCAAGGTTTGCAGGCAGCAGGTCAACAAGGACAATTCCTAAGTCAAGCAGGGCAACAGCAAGGTAACTTGGCTAGTCAAAACACTCAATTAGGAACACAAGTAAACCTTAATAATGCAGGGAATAGACTTCAGGCAGCAGGGCAGCAAGCTAACCTATTTAGTCAAGGTGCTGGAATAGGCGCGAACTTAGCTAGCCAAGGGGCAGGAATTCAAAACGCAGCCGGTCAGAATGTAGCTAACTTATTGAGTGGAACAGGACAAAACATAGCGGCCAATAGATTCCAGACAGGTCGTGACTTAGCTTCACAAATTGGACAAAGTACATCAGCATTATCTAGCTTAGCGAATCAGCAAGGCAGCGGTTTAGCTGATATAATAGGAGCAGGCGGTAGCAACTTAGCTAGTTTGTTAAGTAATTCAGGCCAGTTTGACGCAAATCAGCAGTCACAACTTGCCCAATTACTAGCTAATATATCAACAGGTCAAGGCTCACAGTTAAGTAATATTGCATTGAATCAGGGTAATAACGCCTCTCAAGCGGCATTAGCTCAAGGCGCAAACCAACAGCAGTTAATAGGTAATTTAACAGGCGCATTTGGAGCTTATCAAGGCGCACAAACGCCAGCAGTAACATAATCTAACTTTTTCGGATAAGGCGAACATATAATGGCTTTTAATCCATTGGTAAATTTTAATCAAGGGCTTGAGGTTGGGCAGAACGTCCAAGAGTTTCAGCGTAATAATCAGGTGCGAGGATTGCAAGATGCTTTGTCTGGTCAGATTCAGCAAGGCGGTTTTGATCCATCGCAAAGTTTAGATTTTCAGCAATTAAGTGTTTTAGATCCAACCGGCGCAGAAAGTATACGATCGACATTTGAAAACCTAAGTGGTGAGCGTAAAAAAGCATACCACCAAGACCTACAAGGAGTACTTAATTCATTAAAGAGTGGCGATATTGAGAGCGCAGCAACATTATTAAACGATAGACGTAACGATGTATTAACATTGAATGGTGATACATCAGGCGTTGACTTGATGATTAGCAAGTTAAACGATGGCGCTTTCCCTGAAATGATTGAGAAGCTATCTGTTGTTGAACAGGTTGGAATTGCTAACGGTGATTTACCTGATACAAGAAAGAAACAAGCGCCGTTCCAAAAAGGTGATGGAGGGCTTGTTTTTAATCCTAACGATGGTTCTTATGCTATCAACGAGCTTGCAAAGAAAAGGTTTGATGAATTAGCTGCTAAAAAGGTTGAATCTGGAGGAATAGGGCTTAAAGACAAGCAGTCTATAAATAAAGACGTAACAGGGTTTATTAAAAACTCCGTAGCTATTCGAGGCACAGCCAACGACCTAGATAAACTTAGTAAGCTTGGAACAGGCCCAGCTGCTATAGCGGCCGTATTTAAGTTTATGAAAGCCAATGATCCTACATCAACAGTAAGAGAGGGCGAGTTTGCAACAGCTGAACAGTCGACAGGTGTTCCAGCTCAAGTAACTAACTTTTATAATAAGCTTATTACGGGCGAGAGATTAACAGAAGGACAGATACAACAATTTGTAGAGACATCAAAAGTGTTAGCTAACTCAGCTATAAGCTCAGCAACAACAGAGGTAGACAAGTACTTAAATACATTTGGTGAAGATTTACCTAACTCCTTTCAGGAATCAGTAAGAAAAAGAACGCCTTCACTGTTTGATTTAGGCGACCCAGTACCCGAAGTTGGCAAACCTGCTAGTGTTGGACGCTTTAAAGTTGAGGTGCAATGATGCCTATATATATAGTTACAGACCCACAAACAGGGCAAAAGGTTAAGCTAACTGGCGACTCTCCACCAACAGAACAGGAATTGAATGGAATTTTTGAAGGTCTTGCCGCTACTACACAGCCAGCTATAGGCGATCAGGCACAGCCAGAACCTAGCTTAGGCCAACAGTTTGAGGGTGTAGGTGAGAATATAGATACTTTGGTTGCGGGGGCTATTTTAGAGCCTATAGCTGGCATAGCTGGCATAGCTCAAACTCTCAATCCATTTGCTGATGAAGGTGCGGGCGCTAGAGCTGTGAAGGCTGTAAAAGATTTTGGCTTTAAGCCTAAAACCGAAACAGGGATTAAGCAGCAAAAAGCAATTGGTGAAACATTAAAGCCGATAGGCGAAGCTTTGAAAACTGCTGAAAGCTTTCTAGGCGAGGAAACCTTAGAATTAACGGGCAGCCAAGCGCTTGCTGCTGTAGCTCACACCTTACCGACTGCCGCGTTAGAGTTACTGGGGTTAGGTGTATCTAAGAAGCTTACAAAAGTAAAAGCTCCTAGTGACAAGTTAGTTAAGAAAACGCTAATCGAATCAGCGCCTGATGTAACTAAAATCAAAAACGCATCTAGGGCGATATTTAAAGAGCTTGACGAATCAGGCGTATCTATCAAGCAAGAGGCATTAAAAAGATTAGAGTCGAATCTAGATGAAATAGCAAAAAAGCAAGGTATTCGAGAAAGGGTAACTCCAGAGGCTTTTGGTGCTATATCGGAAGTTAAAAAGGATATAGCGCTAGGGAAATCGTTATCAATAAGCCAAATGGATGAGCTAAGAACTATAGCTAAAAACTCTATTGTTCCTTCTGATGCAAACAAGGCTAGAGTAGGCGCTAGAATTGTGGATGAAATTGATTCATTTTTAGATGATATAAAATCTGTCGATATAGAAAAAGGCGCTCAAGTAACTGCGAGTAATGTTGGTAAACAATATCAAGCAGCACGTAAGCTTTGGGGTAGGGCTAAGCGCTCAGAGATGCTCACAGACGCTATTGAAATGGGCGCAAGCAGAAAAGCGGGTGTAGAAAAAGGAATCAGGAACGAGCTTAACAACCTATTAAATAGAAAGAAAAGCAGAAAGTTTTTAAGCAAAGAAGATGTGATTGCTATCAGAAAGGTAACTGATGGAGATTTTAAACAAAACTTTGCTTCATTAGTTGGTGGAATGGGATTGAAGCTAGAAAATAGCCCTAGTCTTTTTAGTAGCATGGTTGGTGGTGGTGGTGCTGGTGCTTTAGCAAGCACAGTGCCTGGCTTGGCAGGCTCAGTTGCTCCGGTAGCAATTGGGGCTATAACAGTAGGAACTATAGCAAAGGAGGTTGCGAAAAAGATCACGAGAAATAGAGCAGGATTTTTAGACACAATTACTAGAGCTGGAAAAGATGGAGAGAGAATAGCCAAAGCCTATTTAACAGCAGTACCGAAAAGCAAAAGAAGGGTAAGCGACTTATCAGATTTATTACTAGATGCTGATATTAACTTAGGCTCATTAGAGAAAGCTGGCAATGATTTAATCCAAGATGCTGTAAAGGCTGCAAGGTTTAAGCGCGAGTTATTGCAAGCTAGCACAACATCAGTAGTAGCGGGTGTTAGCTCAGCGAAAGATAGAGTAGATGATAATGAACGTTAAAATCATAACGCCCCAGTTTACAGCAGGGTTTCGCTCATCAATCTTGCTTTTATCTGTCATAGTAAAGCCATCCTTAAATAAAGTTAAGTGTATCATACACTATAAAAGGAGAATCTCATGTCTAGATTTATAAACCCAGTACCTCAATACAAACCTTATAGTAAGCTGTATTTTTTTGATAGCGGTACTAATACGCAATTAATAACCTACAAAGACTCAGCCGAAACTATCCCTAATACTCACCCAGTATTAACAGACTCAGTTGGATTTGTGCCTAATATCTTCTTTAGCGGAACAGCTAAGCTGATCGTTACTGATGGCGACGATGTTCAATATATCGAGCGTGACCCTGTAGGCGGTGAGAATGAGTTAGGAAACTTCAGTATCTGGAATGTTTTAGTATTATATGAAAAAAATGATATTGTAGAAGGTTCAGATGGTAAGTTTTACCAATCATTTGCAGGCGGTAATCTTGGTAGCGATCCAACAATAACCCCCACATCATGGTTTGAAATTCGATTTATAAAGGTATGGAATACTAACGCAGCTTATTTAATTAGCGAGGTTGTGCAGACAGCAGATGGCAATCTATGGCGAGCGGTTGCGGATAATACCGCAATAGACCCATCAACAGATTATGGTTCAAACTGGCTTCCATC